TAATCAGCTTCTCGTTGGTATCCCTGAAGTAGTTCATCAAGGGTGACCTCAAGTTCTTGTCCTTGGACTTTCACTCTATAAAAAGGTTCCTCTGAACTTTCATCAATATCTTGTTCAGCTTCATTCTCCGTAGCAGTTTCTATATTTTCATCAGGAGTTTCTTCCTGGTTCATATAGGGAACATCACTAGGATTTACAGTATCATCATCTTGATCTTCTTTAGTATCAATTTGATTTTCTTCAACTGCTTCAGCAGGTGCTTCAGTTTCTTCTGTAGCAGGTGCTTGTTCAGTTGTTTGATTGCTCATAAGACCAGCAATGGTTTTACCAGCATCTATTACATTCATAGCTTCATCAGCCATAGTACACTCCTTATTGGTTGGTGTTTATATTACACTCCCTGAATGGGTTGGTGTTTATTTCTTGCGAAGTTCTTCTAGTTGTTTACCTGCAAGTTTTCCAGTTTCCATAATAGTACGGAAATGGTTTTCAACTTTTCCTAAAATTTGATATGCCAGGTATATTTTTAATCTAGCATCATCATCTTTTGGAGCAGTTTGAAATATTGCTTCTTCGTATGAATTCTTTAATGAGTCAAAGGTTTCTTGGAAGAGACTATCTTCAAGTATTGCTTTGGCTCTAGTACCTCTATCAACTTCTTTCTGTAGGTTCGACATTTAATTCTATAGATGTATTACTTGATTGAGGTTGTAATAATTGTTTTGTTGCAGCATCTAACATTTGTTTGTTGCTTTCAGATATTCCTTTAAGTGTCATAGCTTCTCGCTTAATCGCTTTCTCATCAATATCTGACTCGTACTTCATCTCAAGTTCTTTGATTTTTGCTTCAAAGTCAAGCATCATTTTTTGGTACTTCATCTCAATCTCACGCATTCTATTTTCATATTGCATTTGAGCAGCTGCAGCTTTTTGTTGTGTTTGTATTTGTGATACTTTTTCAAACTCAGTAGGTTGAGGTGGTTGTTGTGGTGGCATATTTCTCATACCAGTTTGTGGATCTGTAAAGTATGAACCAACATCTTTTAGTCCTGCATTCTCTATTATCTTAGATAGAGTATTATATATATTATTCATATTAACTATTGGACCAGCTGGTGAGCCTTGTAACTTAATAGCTTCAACTTGTTGTCTAAGTATTTGATTTAAGATACCAAGCTGTTGATCTCTTGATCCTGTACCTAATCCAACTTGAATACTTACATTACAACGATCTCTCCACTCCATAGGATTCATTGGAACAAAGTTATTTCTAATTTTAACAATTCTTTCTTTATCTTGAAATTTAACAACTAATTCAAATATCTTTTTGAATATTTCTTTTACACCAGTTTCAGCAAAGATTCTTGCAATCAATTCAATTCTCATTTGTGATTGTGATAGAATAGTATTTATACCTGATGCAGTTTTATTTAATGAATCAGTATCCATTCCCTGGTTGTATTTAGTAACACCACTTCTATTTTCTTTTACAGTATCTAAATATTCAAGTAATGGAAATGCTTGTTGATTAATAGTTTGTGTCTGCATAGGCATCATAACTTGTCCTGGTGCAGTTTTAGTTCTTACAATTCCGCCTGGTCTATTTGTTAATAGATCATCAAGATTAACCTGACCATCCATAACAGCAACTCTGTTATTGTTTGTTAGGTACATATTATCTAACAACTGTCTCATAACAGTAGATTTAATTAATTGAATATCTTCTACTAACTCTGATACTGATCTACCATAAAATCTATGTGGTACAATAATAGGTGTAATAGAACAGAAAGGAACTGAATCAACAATTACATCATCCAAGATTGTGTAGTTATTATCGCCTGCGCTTGTGATCTTTCTAAGTTCTGCAATACCATCACCATCTTCATCTATCTTCATATATGATTCAAGCACTACTACTTCTTGTGTAGATTCATCACCTACTGATCTATCAAAGTCATCATCAAGATTTCTGTGTCTTGTTACTTTTTCTTCATTGTATCTTTGTGAATTATTTTCAGATAAACTATAAACCAGGTCAGCATCAAAACCCATTTCAACAAGTTCACTTCTTGTCTTAGTTGTTCTATGAGATACAAAACTAGCATCTTCAATAGACTTAGCTCTGCGTTCAATTAAAAATTCTTCTGGTGGTACAGCTTCTATTTTAACTCTACCAAATGATTCTGTTCTTGTAATAACTACATCATGTAAATTAGGAACTGGTATGTCATCTATTTGATCTATGATCATTGAGCTTTGTGTATCTTCTATGGGAGCTGCGTTCTCAATTTGTTCCTTAATGTTCTTTTTTTGTTTAGCAGCTGTTTCGTCTTTGTACTCTGTATGTTCTTTTACTTCTACACCATCTTCATCAAGCAACATTGTGAACTCTGCTTCAGATAATCTTTCATAAGATTCTTGTTTAGTATTTTCTGAATCATTCCAATATACTTTTACAATACCATTCTTTTGAATAAGAGCATCTTTGAACATACAATACAAAGTTTCAAAGCCATTATTATCTTTATTGAAGATATGATTTAAATAATCAGTTGCTTGTTTTGCAATCTGTACATCTTCTTCTGTTACAGGATCAACCTTTACAATGTTATCACTAGCAGTAAATATTCTAAGTAATGATGGTAGTATAGATTCAATAGTATCAGCTACATCAGTTGAAACAACTTGTGATCTTCCTTCTTGTTCATTACCAAATGCTTCACCAAAATAATATTCAGTTGCTTTTCTTCTTGAGTCAGTAAGCTCTGTATCAAAGTATCCATATGAATTATTAATATGTTCACTTAATATTGCTTTGATTTCAAAATCTGATAGTGGTTTTCCTTTAGCCATTTTATTCCTATACTATATATCTTACATCAATTGGCATTGGCTTTAACCAATCAGTCCTGGTTGGTCCATCTACAGAACAACCATATCTAAATGCATCAGCTCCATGTGATGCCCAATCATGTAAGGGTTTATTTTTAAATGTTTGCATTCGATCATCAAACTGTTTTCTGTATTGTCGCAAACAATCAATACCATATTTACATCTGTTCTTATCAAACCAACAGTTATCTAAATTATTTCTCACAGCTTCGATACCATGATCTACTTCTAACCTAGGACATACTTCAAAGTCTAGTCCTAATTCATAAGCTACTTCTAACCTGGACTTACCAGTACCAAGTTCTCTTGTTGTTATATCGTGTGGTGCAACATGGCGACCATAGTTATAAGCTTTATCTGATAAAACATTTACATAGTGTGCAAGTGATTCACCAGATGTTTCATAGTAATCAATTAATCTTATCTCAGTTCCAACTCGTTGTGCAAACCAAATACTAGTTGAGTCTCCTATACCAAGATCCCACCAAGTTTCAACATCAACACTAGGATCATAATCCACATCACATATACGATTATCTTTCTCTGCTTGTTGGATTTGTTTTCCATAATAGGCTCCAGAAACGGCAGCTTGAAAAGAACATTCAAACTCTTGTTCATACTGGTCTGATGGCATTGTAAGACGAGCTTCTTCCAATTCCTCAGGGGGTATAACTTCTGTTTCACTAGCTCTATATAATTGTGCATACCAATCTTCTCCTCTTCGTTTTGCTAAATCATAAACATCCCAGAACTGATTATGTCCCATGGGTGTTCCAATAAATATCACATATCCAAGTTTATCTGATACAGCAGGTCTAACTACTTCAGTCCATACTCTTGGAGACATTAAAGCATATTCATCCAGAACTACACCATCAAAGCCTAAACCTCGAAGTGAGTCTGGATTATCTGCACCGAATATTTGAATTCTAGATTTATTCCAGAGATCAACTTTCAGTTCTGTTTCGTGACGTTTGCCACCAAGTTTCATTAAGGGATCTGTATATTCTTTTAAATAGTCGTAAGCGACTGCCTTTCCCTGGCGATAAGTTGGTGCGATATACGCCAATCTTGCTTCTTGCTTTTCACATGCAGTCATAATTAAATGATTGATAGCAAATACGGTCTTACCGAACCTGCGGTGACAGCAAATAACATTAAATCTTTTTAGTTCGTTATGAATCTTTTCCTGTAAAGGGCGAGGTTCATACGGAATTACTATGTCCATTAGTTTTTCTTTTTACGCCATCCTATTTGAACAGTTAATGGTTTATCTTCATCACCTGATATAGTTTTATTTACAGATGATAATTTAGAATGAACATATGGAGCAGACTCTTTTGCTGCCCACATCTTTTTTTCAACAGAAACTTTTGGGTTATTCAATAGGTTCAACATATATTTCAATGGTGTTGTTTGACCCATACCTAATTCAGCAGCTAATCGTTCTGCCTTTGTTCCAGCAGTTATACCTTTAGGTCTGCCAGCTCCTTTACGTTTTCCTCCATGACTCATGATATCAATCCTAATTTATTCATTGTTGCTAGTTTAAGTAAGTTACCTTGGTTTGCATCTATTCTATTTCTACCTGGCATTGTATTCATAGGCTGCGCTGGCATAGTATCAGGCATTCTTTGAGGTGCATTCATAGGCATACTTGGTGGATTCATAGGTTGTTCTGGCATAAACTTTCTTTTTTCTTTTTCTATAAAGTCTAATGGAAACTCTCCTTGTGCAGCTTCCATGATTCTTCTAGCTTCTTCTCCACGAATATTGCCTTTAAATACTTCAATCATAGCTCTGTATAATTCTTGTTCACCAGAATCACCCATAGATAAATCATTGTTTCCAAGATCATAGTCCTGGAAGTCAAATGCTTCATTGATGTTTTTTTCATTAGCTATCATTCCATCGAACTTAGAACCTTCAGCTACAATTTTATTATTCTTAAAAAATGCATTAGATATACCATCACTTGTTAGAAACTTTAGTGGTGATTCTACATCTTTGAATACTGATTTTACCATATTAATAGATTCCTTATATTGTTAACAATTCCAGGCTCTAAGAGATTTATTAATTCTAGAGTTTGGATCTCTTGCTGTTTTCTTTGAAGTTAATTTTTTCTTCATACCTTTCATTCTAGCACAGAAAGAGGCTCTTCTTGGATTACCCACCTTCTTACTCGGAGCTTTCAGGTTCCGTTTCTTACCAGTCTTAGTTCTGCCTTTATTGTAAGATGCACGACCTTTAGCATTCAAACCCCCCTTAGGGTTTTTGCCTTCTTTTCTAGTCCATGCAGGTGTCTTAGCCATGTTTCTTCTGTACCTCAAACTTAGCTGTTAATGATGCTCCTTTGTGTGCCTTAAATTTACCTGAATGTTTCATTAGTTTATAAGATGAACCTTTCTTCATCCAATGAAAACCAGCAGGTGCTTTGATTGATTTCATCATTTCTGTTTTCTCCTCTTACCAGATGCAGTAACAGACCAGCTTACTCTTTTCGGTCCAGTCTTTTTAGCTGCTTCTTTCTTTGTTATTCGTTTAGCTACCTTCTTGGGTCTACAGGCAGGATATGGTCGGCCTTTATCTTTCTTTCCAGAACGACCACACTTCTTTCCTGTCTTAACATCACGCCAGTCCTCTTTGAACCATTTGCGTAAACCGCCCTTGTAAGCCATTTAGTACTTGCCACCACGCTTCTTATAGGTTTTGACAAGCCATGCGTTGGCATAAGCACTAGGATATACCTTGAACTTCTTCTTTGCCTCTGCTTTTACCCTAGAGTATAGGGCTTTATTCTTAGGTTTAGGTGATGCCATTAGTTCATAAACTTTCTATTTTTTTCTTCGATATATTGTTTATATAGTTTATTTATTTGAGCCTCAGATAAATCATGTCCATCTCCATGACCTTTTTCATAGACATAATCTCTAAAACCACCAGCAGTTCCTTCTCCATGACTTACATTCTGTTCCATAGCTAAACCTTCAGCTGTTGATGAGTGCATTCTCTTGCCACCATAAGTCATCATACCTTTTCTGAGCTTTTGTTTATTCTTAGGTCCAGCCATTACTTAGTTCCCTTACCTTTTTTCTTCTTTTTTTTCTTTTTCTTTTTAGCTTTTGCAGCTGCAGCCATACCTGATTTAGAGTATGAATACGACTTACCATTTACATTAGGCATATATCTCTCCTGTTATAGTGTTTAAATTGATTTTAAGGTATCAAACAGACGAAAATGCGTCTACTTGGTCTTTGGGTACCATATTAAGGTTCCCTGCTACTGTACGCCTCTCTCCGTTACCTTCATATGGGTATACACAATGCTGGCACCAAGAGGGAAACATCAGTAACTTTCCGACTTCAGGCTTTATAGTCCTTGAAAAGGGTGGTCTTAGCTCTTCCAACCCCCTGGAACTCGTCTGTCCAAAGTGAAATTGTAAGAATCCGTCACTACATCCACTCGAATTGAATAGATTATCAGAGGAATAGTCCTCTCGATCTGCTATTTGTGGCGGAATCTTAGTCCATGTGGTAAATGAGATGCCCATAATGGTATCCGTACCATGATCATGAACTGGATTATAGTCTCTTTCGTAAGAATGTACCGACCATAGGCTATGCATATGGGGTATCCTTTGTAAGGGTTCTGCTCCAATTGTCTTGCAGAACTGATTTATGTAATTCTGTGATAAATTTGCAACAATCTTAGTAAATGGATAGACCAGTTTATCTTCTGAATCAATCTTTAGTTGTTCTCCATGGGATATTTGACCCACTAGTTTGTGTGAGAAGTCCTCACCTTGTTTATTGTGGCGTTTATCGAGGTATTGGTTCAAACCCCCTATGACCTTTTCAGGCAATCGTGTCTCTAAAAACAATACAGCTGGTGCCGCCTGGAACTTTAATGTTAATTCTG